AATTTATTAAAAGAATCCACAAATGAAGCTACTAAAGTTAACTTTGGAGAATCTGTAAATGAAAAAAGAATAAAAAATTCACCTTTAAGAAGAATGATTACATCTACATTTAAAGATTTAGATAAAAAATTTAGAAAAAAATTAACCAAATACGATATAGATAGTGTAATATCTTATATAAAATCTAAAAATAGATATTTTCCCGAAGCATTGGCCAATATTGCTGGTGAGTATTTTTATGAATACAAACGAGGTAAATTAAAAATAAATCATGCAATACAGGCTATTATAAATTATCAAAGAGGATATGTTTCGTATAAACATAATTTTCGTACTGGTAACGAATTAGAATCCATAAATGAAGCGATTCCAAAACTACCCAGAATTAATATGGGATTTGGTGAAGCACAAAATTACGCAAAGATGATGATTAAAAAATCAAATGATATTATAAAGCATACAAGAGCGGGTAATATGGGAAAATCTCAGAAAATTATAAAGGATATGGAAGAGATAGTAAAACAATTAAAAAGAGTATTAGGTAAATGATTAAATTAAAAGATATATTATTAGAGAAAAAAACTATATCTGTTGATACCGCTCAAGATATGAGAAAGGCTGGTTATTGGATAGTAGTATCTAATAACTTAAAGAAAGTAATTGCTGTTGATAAAGATAAAGATAAGATGATGGATTTATATAAACAGAATAGTAGAAAAACAAAGATATTTGGCCCGATGAAAACCATAAGAATATCACCAGAGAAACAACGTGAGTATGATAGAATACATAAGTTGATTTGGAAAAATAGTAGGTTCGGTGGATAAAATGATTAAATTAAAAGATATATTAGTAGAAATAACATATACTAAACCAAATTTTGAATTTGAATGGGAAGAGGCCATTCGGTATCCTGAATTAAAATCATTAGGAAAAAAAACTTGGATAGAATTAGCTAAGAACGGAACGGACGTTAAATATTCAGAGATAAAAGATGATTTGGCTAATGTGGATTTAAATTTTGATAAATTAGAAACACCGAAGAAGCAAAGATTTTATTCAGCCTTTAAAAATGCCGTTATAGAAACTCCAATAGTTTTAAGGAATTCAAATTGGACAGAAGAGGGAGAAAAAGAATATGATTTACTGGGAGGAAATACTCGAATAGCAGGATTAGTTAAACATGGAATAGATCCAACTCTTTGGGTGGTAGATATATCATGATTAAATTAAAAGACATATTATTAGAGGCTAAATGGGATAATATAGCTGGTAGAGTTTGGGATTATATGATTAGTAATGAGAAATGGGTTACTAAAAAGGCTCTTAAAGAAATTTCAGATGCAGTAGCAAGAAAAGCTAAGATCAATAAACAGGGGCTTTATGATGCGGTAGTAAGAGTAGGTAAGGAAAAAAACTGGTTAACTAGGATGGTTACCCATAAAGAAGGATTATAAGATGAGGACACAATTACTATGCACATTTACTAAAAAGAAAAAAGTAGATGAAACTATTGATTCTATTCTAGATATTTATACCGTTGTCTTCGACAAGATTTTTATTTTAGAAGGTGATAGCAATGAGGATGAATATATCTTGACATATAATGTTGAGGCTGGAGAGAGAATCAATAGGTTACCAAATACTATTTCGCTTCATAGAAAAAAGCAAACAAATACGCTATATACAATTAATGCGTTAAATAATCTTGTTCAACTTTTGAATGATGGGGAGATAGACCCCACTTTTCCTATAGAATGGGAGAATTATCGTAATATGTTATTAGTGACAAACGATAGTGGGTATGGATTAAAGAAGATAAAAACTAAGGTTGATAAGATAGTAAAGTTATAGGAGATAAGGTGCCAAAAAATGTTACATTTCCCAAGTGTATTGGGTACCAATGGAATAGAGATTTTAATAAATATTTATTAGAAATTTTAGCAAATAATGACAATTGTTCAGTAGATGAAGTCAAAGAAAAGTTGGTTAAATATGAAGAAAAATTTAATCCACTATGTATGCAGTGGAGAGATTCTAATTTTACTGACTATAGTGTTTATGATCATATAGATTACAAGTATACAACAATTCCAAGTTTCTATATGGAAACACGACCAACTCTTGGACAAATGCAATCAAAATTTAGAGACAATAATATAGACTTAAATAGCATCACATCAGTATTAGATTTTGGTTGTGCTATTGGATTAACTACAATATTACTATCTAGAATTTTTCCAAATGCAGAAGTAGTTGCTCATGAACAGAGTAAAGATGAATTAGGAATATTGAGTAAAATAATAGAAGATCATAATATTAAAAACATAACAATATCTGAGAGTTTACCAACAAATCGTAAATTTGATTTAGTATGTATGTTTGAAATGATAGAACACACACCAGATCCAATAACATTTTTCTTAGAAAACGTATTACCAATTTCTAGTAGGTATTTTGCATATTCAGCTAGATGGTCACAACCATATGTTGGTCATTTTGATAAGTTTATAAATCCAATACAAAATGGTAAAAAAGTAAGTACTAGAATTATGGCTAGAGATTTTAAGAGGACTGTAAAAAAATACTTTGATCATATAGGTACTGGCTTCAATGGTCACGGAATCTTTTTTGAAAAAAACTAATTTTTCGAAAAAAACGTATATATTTATATATGTAAAAGGTTATTGCAAAAGCAATGAAAAATGAAAATAACAAAATAGGAGAAATCTAATGCCAATTGACTTAGATGCAATCAAAAATAGGTTACAAACCCTTCAGCAGACAACTAGTCGAACTTCTAACTTATGGAAACCGTCCCCAGGAACACAACAAATAAGGATGCTTCCTTATAAACATAATAAGGATAATCCTTTTATCGAGTTGTATTTTCACTATGATATAAGTGCTAAATCGTATTTATCACCAGTATCTTTTGGAAGACCAGATCCATTTGTAGAATTTGCGGATAAACTAAAAAGCACTGGAAACAGAGACGATTATATGCTAGCTAAAAAGCTAGAGCCAAAAATGCGTACTTTTGTTCCGGTTGCTGTTAGAGGTGAAGAGGACCAACCAGTTAGATTTTGGGGCTTTGGTAAAATGGTTTACCAGGAACTTCTTGGATTTATTTCAGATCCAGATTATGGTGATTTGACAGATCCAATAACCGGTAGAGATATCGTTGTTGAATTTCAATCAGCAGAAGAAACTGGAAGATCATTTCCAAAAACCACGATTAGAGTTAAGCCAAATCAGACGAAGGCAACTGAAGATGAGACTCGATATGATTCTTGGACAAACGGTCAGAAGAAAATTACTGACGTTTATACTGAGCTTTCATATGAGGAACTTACAGAAGTACTTCATGTTTGGCTGAATCCAGACGATAAAGATGAATCATCTGAAACAGTTACTAAACCTTCAGGACCAACCGATAAAACGGCTGGAAATGCAAATAAGGTTGAAGACGTATCAGAAGCATTTGATCAGCTTTTTAACTCATAATCTAAATAAACATAACAAGCGGGACGCTGAACCGCCGACAGTAGAACACTACTGTGTAACGGTCTGGTGTCTCATCCATTGGTTTAGCGTCCCTAGTTATAAAGGAGAATGTAGATGAAAATAAATGAGTCTATTCGAGACGAATTAGCTGCAACTCTAGCAGACAATCTAAACAAGAGATTTAAAAAACACCAAGCTGCGTACTTTTTAAGTGGCCAATCCGGTGCACCCACAGAAGTGAGAGAATTTGTTAGTTCTGGATCATCAATGTTAGATCTAGTTATTTCTAACGGACCAAATGGTGGTTTTCCTGTTGGTAGAATAACAGAAATAACAGGACTTGAGGCTTCTGGAAAATCACTATTAGCAGCACATACATTAGCAAATACACAGAAAAAGGGTGGTGTAGCTGTTTATATTGACACTGAAAATGCAGTTAGTCATGAATTTTTACAGGCTATTGGTGTTGATTTAGAAAAAATGTTATATGTTCCTTTAGATACTATAGAGGACATTTTTGAAGCGATAGAACATATTATAGAAACAATACGTAGTTCAGATAGAGATAGATTAGTGACAATTGTTGTAGATTCTGTTGCTGGATCAACAACTAAAGTTGAAGCTGAATCAGATTATGATAAAGATGGTTGGGCAACTAGTAAGGCTATCATTATTTCTAAAGCAATGCGTAAAATAACTAATATGATTGGTAGACAAAAAGTCACATTGATATTCACCAATCAACTTAGACAAAAACTTGGTGTAATGTTTGGAGATCCATGGACAACATCAGGCGGTAAAGCATTAGCTTTCCATTCGTCTGTTAGACTGAGACTCAAACAGATGGGTCAAATTAAGATGAAGATAGATGGTGTAGATCAAGTTATAGGAATAAAATGTAGAGCTCAAGTTGTTAAGAATAGAGTTGGTCCACCTTTACGAATGATAAATTATGATATGTATTTTGATTCTGGTATTGACGATTTTGGTGGATGGTTAGGAACATTAAAAGATTATAAGATAGTTACTACTGCTGGTGCATGGTCTCAAATGCCCAGAAAAGATGGAAGTGTTTGGAAATTTCAAGGTAAAGATTTTGTTCCAAAACTTATGGAAGATAAAGAACTCAAACAAGAGGTATATGACATCATATCAGAAAAAATTATAATGACGTATAAAAAAGATGCCGTTATAGATCAAGATAGTATAACTGTAGATGATGAAGTAGTTGGCGGATGACAGATTATAAGAAACTTTTAGATGACGTAAGAAAAAATAAACCACAATCTTCTCTTGAACCAAACAGTAAAATACTTATAGTTGATGGTTTAAATACTTACATAAGAGGCTTTGCAGCTAATCCTTCATTAAACGAGGATGGAATTCATGTCGGTGGCATAACTGGATTTTTACAATCTGTTGGTTATGCCATTCGTAGTTTTAGACCGACTAGATGTATTGTTGTTTTTGATGGTAAAGGTGGTTCCAGTAGACGAAGAAAGATATATCCAGACTATAAGGGAAATAGAAAACCAACACAGCGAAGGTTTAATAGAGCTGCAAATTTTGAAGATTTACAAGATGAAAGACAGTCTATGAATTTTCAGTTTCGTAGAGTTATGGATTATTTGTCATATTTTCCTATTACTATTTTAGTTGTAGATAATACAGAAGCTGATGATATTATAGCTTACGTTTCAAACGACATATTTACTGAAGAAAAAAATAAGTGTATTATTATGTCAACAGATAAGGACTTTTTACAATTAGTAGATGATAGAGTTTCTGTTTGGAGTCCCACTAAGAAAAAATTATATACTCCAGACTCATTATATGAGGAGTTTGGACTTTTTCATTATAATTATATAATGTACAAAGTATTACAGGGAGATAAGTCAGACAATATCCCTGGCATAAAAGGTTCTGGACATAAAACATTACAAAAGAGGCTTCCATTTTTATTTGAAAGCAATAAGGTTACATTGAATCAAATTTCTAAATATTCTAAAGAACATATAAACGAAGTTAAGTTTTACCAAAATATTTCTAATTCAAAAGATCAATTAAAACTGAATTATAAATTAATGCAACTTTATAATGCTAATATGTCTGGAAAAAATAAGCTTGATATTTTAGGCAGAGTACATGAACCAATAAGTAGATTAGTCAAATATAAAGTTATCACAATGAGCATGGAAGATAAAATATATAGCATATTGAGAAATATTGAATCATGGACTAGAGACACGTTCAATCAGTTAGACATTTTTGCAGGTATGACACATGGCTCAACATGACAAATTAGCAACGTATGGTTATTCCTTTCAAACCAAGTTAATAGCAGCACTATTAACCGATAAAACATTTCTAAAGCAATGTATTGATATTTTAGAAATAAAATATTTTGAGTCAGAAGCTAACTCATGGATAGTTTCTTCTATCAATGAGCATTTTGAAAAGTTCAAGGTGGCGCCAACATTAGAAGTATTAAAGGTTAAACTACAGGATGTCACCAACGATGTTCTAAGGGCTTCTATCATTGAACAGCTGAGAGAGTCTTGGAAACATATAGAGTCAACTGATTTAGATTTTATTAAAGATAAGACAATTGATTTCTGTAAAAACCAAACAATTAAAGGTGCAATATTACAGTCTGTAGACTTATTAAAGACTGGAAATTATGATCAAATCAAATCGTTAGTTGATAATGCAATGAAGGTTGGAGTAGAAAAAGATATTGGTCATGATTATGCGGAAGATATAGAAGAGAGATTTTCTGAAAGTGCACGTATTACTGTTGAGACTCCATGGACATCTATAAATGAAATTATGGATGGAGGGTTAGGACCGGGAGAGTTAGGGGTTTTTGTAGCGCCAGCCGGAGTTGGTAAAACTTGGGGATTAGTTAATGTTGGGGTAAATGCAATACAAAAAGGACTAACTGTCATTCACTATACTATGGAATTGAATCAAGCGTATGTTGGATTGAGATATGATGCTAGATTAACTGGGTTACCAGCGCAGGATTTAAAATATAATAAGGAAACGGTAATAGAAGAAGTAGGAAAATTACCTGGAGAATTAATTATAAAATATTTTCCAACAAAAACTGCTTCTATAACTACAATAAATTCTCATTTAGAACGGTGTATATTACAAGATAAGAAACCAGATTTAGTTATCGTAGACTATGCAGATTTACTTAGAGGTAGTTTTTTAGGTGGTGAATTACGACATGAGCTTGGGAATATTTATGAGGATTTGAGAGGAATGGCTGGAGAATCTGAGATTCCAGTTTGGACAGCATCTCAAGCAAATAGGAGTGCATTAGAAGAAGATATTATTGAGGCACAGAAAATTTCAGAGTCGTATGCAAAAGTAATGATTGCAGATTTCGTTATTTCTTTATCTAGAAAAATAGCAGATAAAGTTGCAAATACAGGAAGATGGCATATTATTAAAAATAGATTTGGTCCAGATGGTTTAACTTTTCCATCTAAAATGGATACATCAACTGGAATCATTCATATTTTTGATGATATGTCTATTGGTGGAAAAGAGCAACAGAAAAAAATGGATAATTCTAGTGAATATTTGCGAAAAATGCTATCTAAAAAGCTTAAGGATTCAACTACTTGATATTTATACTTGTGGTGAAAATAACTGGTTTTAACTAAAAATTTACAGAAGAGGCTGTTACATGAATAATAAAAAGTTTACATTATCAGACAATTTCGTAAGTAAATATGTACGTAGAAAACCCCCGTTTGGTTTTAATGGTTTAGGTGAGTTAGTTTATATGCGAACATATTCTCGTATAAAGGACGATGGTAAAAATGAAAGATGGTATGAGACTGTTCGTCGAGTTGTTGAGGGAACCTATACAATGCAAATGAATTGGATCGATGAGCATCAGTTAGGTTGGAATGCTTGGCAAGCTCAAAGGTCAGCTCAAGAAATGTATGATAGAATTTTTTATATGAAGTTTTTACCTCCTGGTCGTGGTCTTTGGGCAATGGGAACACCAATCACCGAAGAAAAGAATTTATATGCAGCACTTAATAACTGTGCATTCGTATCAACTAAAACACTTAAACAAGATTATTCAAAGCCATTTTGTTTTTTAATGGATGCTTCTATGCTAGGAGTAGGAGTTGGTTTTGATGTAAAAGGTGCGGGTGAGGTTATGATTAAATTACCTAATCCAAATAGAGGTATAGAAGAATATGTGATACCAGATAATAGAGAAGGTTGGGTAGAATCATTAAAGTTATTGTTAGAGAGTTATTTTCATGGCTCAGCAGAAGTTCAGTTTGATTATTCAAAAATTAGACCAGCTGGAGAACCAATTAAAGGATTTGGTGGAGTTTCAAGTGGTCACGAACCACTACAAGAAATTCACGAAGAAATTAGAAAAGTATTAAATAAAAATGTAGAGAATCCTATTAGTACAACTGCAATAGTAGATATAATGAATTTAATTGGTAAGTGTGTTGTAGCTGGTAATGTTAGAAGAACTGCAGAAATAGTTTTTGGTAGTTCAGCTGATGATGAATATTTAGATTTAAAAAATTATAAAGTTAATCCAGATAGAGAACAATATGGTTGGACATCAAACAATTCAATATTTGCTGAACTTGGTATGGATTATACTAATGTGTGTAAAAGAATTGTAGATAATGGTGAACCAGGATTCGCTTGGTTAGAGAATATGAGAAATTATTCTCGTATGAAAAATGGAACAGATAAGAAAGACCATAGAGTTGCAGGTGGAAATCCTTGTTTAGAACAATCATTAGAAAGTTATGAATTATGTTGTTTAGTTGAAACATTTCCTAATAGCCATGAATCTTTAGACGATTATAAAAAGACTTTAAAGTATGCTTATTTGTATGCAAAAACCGTAACGTTAGGAAAAACACATTGGCCAGATACTAATAGAGTTATGTTAAGAAATCGTAGAATTGGGTGTAGTGTGAGTGGTGTTGCACAGTTTATTACAAACCATGGTATGGAAGATTTAAGAAAGTGGCTAGAAAAGGGATATAAGACTATTCAAGAGTGGGATAAAATGTATTCAGATTGGCTAGCAGTACCTAGATCTATAAAAACAACTTCTGTTAAACCAAGCGGTACGGTTTCATTATTAGTAGGAGCGACTCCTGGAATGCACTATCCAGAATCAAGATTTTATATTCGTAGAATGAGATTATCAAAACATTCAGAGCTATTAAAACCATTAGAAAAAGCGAACTATCATATGGAACCAGCATTTGGGTCAGAAGATACGACTATAGTTGTAGAAATACCAGTTGATGTTGGGGAGGGTATAAGAACTGCGGCTGAATTATCAATCTGGGAACAGTTTAGTTTAGCTGCATTCTTACAACGACATTGGGCAGACAATCAAGTTAGTTGTACAGCTACATTTAACCCTGAAACAGAAGCAGATGAATTATCACACGTTTTAAATTATTTTCAATATAAATTAAAGGGTATATCATTGTTACCAAGAAAAAATGGTGGCGCATATAAACAAATGCCATATGAAGCTATAGATGAAAAGCAATACTGGTTTGAGGTTGATAGATTAAAAAAGTTAAGTTTTACTGGTGTTTCAGGAGAAGAAGCAGAAATAGATAAATTTTGCAACAATGATGTTTGTGAAATTCCAATGAAATAGATACATAAAATAAAAAGGTTATAGATGAATACATATCAGAATTTAAATCAAGCCTTATATGGAGAGATTGACAATATTATTCATTATGGATTAGATGTTAATAGTAGAGGGTCTCACCAAAAAGAGGTATTATATAGAAATATAAAAATAAGTGATCCAACAGATCTATTAATAGTATATCCATCTAGAAAATTTAGTGGGATGTATGCAAAAGCAGAATGGTTGTGGTACCTTTCAGGAAATAGAAGCATAACTAATATTGGAAAATTAGCAGTTATATGGGATATGATTAAGGATATTAATTGTGAAGTAGAATCAAATTATGGTGAATATCTTTTTGATCACACTACAAAAACTAGTTCTAGTCAATGGGGTTGGATAATAAAAGAATTAAACCAAGATCCAGATTCTAGGCGAGCAACAGTTGCAATTAATCAACCAAAGCACAAAGGAAAGAATGCATTAGATATTCCATGTACTCAATACATGCAGTTTTTTATACGAGAAAATAAATTACATTTAGGCGTGTGTATGCGATCAAACGATATAGTATATGGATTTTGTAATGACGTTTTTACATTTTGTTTATTTCAGCAAATGATGTATAATGAACTTAGAAAAACATATAAAGAGTTAGAGTTAGGAAATTATTTCCATCATGCTGGTAGTATGCATATTTATGACAAGCACTTTAAAATGGCAGATAAAATACTGGGTGAGTATGGAAAGTATTATCATAGTAAAAATCATAAAAAAGTTGAGCTTTTCAAGAAAGTTATATATACTTATATATACAATCAAGGTTTATATCTTCCAACTGACGATCTGTCAAAAGAAGAAATACGAGAATTTGTCTTTACAATATCAAAGAAAGTGTTTAAATAGTTACGGAGTAATCTTATGAAAATAGGGATAGTTGGCATTGGCGTTGTTGGTAATGCTCATAAATTTGGATTTGAAAAATTAGGTCATAATGTTAGTTTTCACGATACAGCACATGATACAAAATTAGAAGATGTTATGGACACAGACGTTGTTTATATTTGTGTTCCAACTCCATCATTACCAGATGGCCAGTGTGATACTTCAATTGTATGTCAAGTTGTTGATGATTTAATATTGGGTGGATATGAGGGAGTCATTTCAATAAAGTCTACTATTAAACCTGGAACAACTCAAGAATTATGTATCGCATATAACACACATCAGATTTGTTTTTGTCCAGAATTTTTAAGAGAAAGGTCAGCTGAAGTTGATTTTATTGAGAATAATACTTTATTAGCTATTGGAACAGAAGATGATATTGTTTATAATACAGTAAAAGAAAGCCATGGAAACTATCCACAAAGCTATGCAAAGTTAAATCCAACAGAAGCAGAACTTTTAAAATATTATTCTAATGTGTATAATTCATTACGAATTATTTTTGCAAATTCTATGTTTGAGGTTTGTGAAAGTTTAGGTGCAGATTATGAAAAGATTAGAACTGCGTTTGTAAAGAGAGGAACAGCTACTGGACAGTATACCTTAGTTAACAAAAATTGGAGAGGTTATGCTGGTGTTTGTTTACCAAAAGATACTAAAGCTTTAGCTGGATTAGTAAAAGAATTAGGATTAGATTTGAAATTATTTGAAACGATAGATAAAGAGAACGATAAGTTTATAGCTACCGTTCCAGGAGGTATGAGGTTATGAGCACAGTTATGATTACTGGAGATAGAGGATTTATCTCTGGATATTTAATAGAACGTTTAATTGAGGATGGACACAACGTTGTTGGTATAGATAATGATTGGAAATATGGACCACAAGATAAGTCTTTTGATAATAGTAGTCAATATACTCATTATGCACACGACGTAAAGGATGTAGATTTTTTAAAGAACTTAATGCTTCAGCATAGAGTTGAATATTTAGTAGCTAGTGCAGCATTAATTGGTGGAATTACATTTTTTCATAAATTAGCTTATGATTTAATGGCTGAGAATGAGAGAATTTGTGCAGCTTCATTTGATGCAGCATTATGGGCTCATAAGAATGCAAACTTAAAAAAGATAGTTGCAATATCTTCTTCAATGGTATATGAGAACACAAATGTTTATCCAACTCCAGAATCAGAATTATTAAATTGTCCTCCTCCAGATTCAACATATGGTTTTCAAAAGCTAGCAATTGAATATTTTTGTAAGGGAGCTTGGGAGCAATATAAACTTCCATACACAATTATTAGACCATTTAACGCAGTTGGTATTGGTGAGAAGAGAGCAAAACTAGATGAAGAAGTAAAGTCTGGGAATATAAAATTAGCATTCAGCCATGTAGTACCGGATATTATTCAAAAGATTTATAAAGGCCAAGATCCTTTACATATTTTAGGAGCAGGAAATCAAGTTCGTCATTATACTTATGGTGGAGATATTGCTAAAGGAATGGTAGAATGTATTTTTAATTCAAATGCTGAGAATGAGGATTTTAATATTTCTAATGCTACATCAACCACAGTTTTAGAATTATCAGAGGCTATTTGGAAGAAGCTAAATCCAGATAAAGAATTTAGTTACGTATCAGATGATCCATTTGAATATGATGTTCAGAAAAGAGTACCAGACGTTTCTAAAGCTAAAGAGATATTAGGATTTGAGGCTACAACAGGGTTAGATGAGATATTAGATGAAGTTATTCCATGGGTTATAAAAATGGTAGATAGTGGTGATATTTAAATAT